CGATCGTAAGAACTTCAAGACCTTTGAAGAACTCGCTCGCAAGTTGAACGATGTTCTTGATGGTGGTTCTACTCCTGGTACTTCTGCTGCTAAGATGGCTGAAGATGAGGATTATACACCACCAGTGCGCACACCTGCGCCAGCTGCAAAGCCAGTAAGTGTATCAAAGGTTAGTGCTGGAGATGATGAAGACGTAATGTCTTATTTCCAGAAGATTGCTGACGAAGCATAATCGCTTGTAGCATTGAGAAAGCCACCTTCGGGTGGCTTTTTTGTTAAGTGCCGTATCGTTTTTGCATTTGATTCTGAACACCCTGATTTGGATTACGCACTGGTGGCTTAATCGCATAGGTACTAGAACTATTGTTGTTGACACTACTCATTGGAGCAATAACTGTACTTGATGAAGAAGTTGTAGTGTTCTTTGCAATCTCGCTATCAGCAGACTTAGCAGCAACCTGATTGCCTGTTTGTGGTTCAGTTGCAGCAAGAAGTTTAATTGGATCAGCGTTAAACATCTTGACTTTCATCTTGTCCGCAAAGCCAAGTTTGTCGTATGCTTCTTCCTGTGCAACTATCTGCTTAATCTTTTCATTATCTACAGTACCCTTTTGTGCCTCGCTTTTGATTCGACGGAAAGCACTCTTAGATATTTCTTTCTCACCAGCATCGCCAGAGAGATAAGACTTACCTGTTTTAGGATCAAAGGTAGCCATATTCTGTGCCAAACTAGCCTTGTCACCTTTTACTTTTTCTTCTGTGGTTAAAACATTTGTCTTACCCTTTTCGGTACTGACAATGTTCTGTTTGTAGTCGCTAGTTTCGCCACCTGCACCACTACTTTGTTTCAAAGATTCACTACCACCAACTCTAGCAGTACCTTCACTTGGACGGAACGGATAGAATGGTCCGATAGAAACTTTCTTGCCGATGATAGGAATTGTAAATCCAATTTCTGGTATACCAAAGTCTTCTAGGAAACCAAACACCTGATCTTTAATCTTCTTAAAGAAGTCTGCAATAGGTGCAAAGAACTTTTTAACTGGTTCAACGATATACTCCGTAAGCATATCACCGACAAACCCGAATGCTTCCATTATTGGTTGTGCAATATACTTGTCGAAAGACTGTCCAAGGAATCCAAAGAAATCTTTCAGTGGTTGTATAATGTAATCAGTAACGAAACTGCTGAACCAATCTACAACGGAACGAATTGTTTCTGCATCAATCAAACCGAATGTCAGGAATGAAAGGATACCACCAAAGCCAGCGATCAATGCTTCCGCAATTGAGCCAGTTTCCATGAATGCTTTAAAGCCATCCATAATGCCGTTGATCAGTGAACCAATAATCATGGCAGGCAACAGGAACTTTGTGAATGCTTTGAGTAGGTTCTTTGGGTTGAATATAAACTTGGCTGCTTTCATAATTCCACTTCCAAGCATGCCCATAATACCATCTAAGAATCCACCACCTTCACCACCCTCTGCTTTAGGTTTCTGTACATCGTTTGGTTTTCTTGCGCCACCAGTATTCTCTGCTATTGTTCTAAGCAATTCAGTTTGCTCTTGCATTAGCTTTTGATTTTCCATGTCTGCTTCTGTCATGTCAGCTGCACCGAGACCAGAGGACTGAGTGCCAGAGAATGACTCATCGTTTGCTGCTGGTTTGACTACCTTTGCTCTTTTCTTTGTCGAGTTAGGATCGTCAACATCTGCTGCTTTAACTGTTTTTGGTTTATCTGGATCAGCTTTAATTTTAGAATCTGTTGATTCTACCTTGATCGGTTTAACATCAGCTGATCTTTTCTTTGTAGAATTTTTATCACTATCATCTGCTGCTTTAACTGTTTTTGGTTTATCTGGATCAGCTTTAATTTTAGAATCTGTTGATTCTACCTTGATCGGTTTAACTACCTTTGCTCTTTTCTTTGTCGAGTTAGGATCGTCAACATCTGCTGCTTTAACTACTTTTGCTTTCTTGGGATCTGCATCTTTAGTTGGTCCACCGAATGAATCACTGAAGCGAGTATCAACTTTAGCCAGTTGACCTTCTAACTCTACACCTTTTTTGTAGAAACCACCACGTTTGATCTGACCTTCTTTAAAGCCACGATCTTCCAATCCTTTAATCGTTTCTTGATTCTTTTGCACTTCACCCTGAATCTTTGCAGACTTTTCGAATGCTTCTCCAAAAGACTTTTTACTGCCAAAGGTACTGCCCTGTGTGGCAACACGATCTTTAATGTATTGTTGTTTTTGTTCTCCACGTTCCAGAGACTTGTCAGCAAGACCACCAAGAAAAGTATCGTTGTGTCCTTTCTTCAGGATATTAAAAGTGTCTAAAACGCCACGCACACTACCAAACTTTTCTTTAAAGGTAGACTTAATTGTGCCACCAGCAGTGGCATTTATACCAGTACCTTTGCCCATGCCCATGACCTTTTCAGTTATTGCTCCTGGCTTTTCTGCAATACTTTTTTTAATTTCTTTTAAGGTTTTAGATAGTTCACCTTTGTCACCGAGACTATCGCTAACAGTTTTGTTCAGTTTATCCAACTGTTCAATCTGCTTTTTCGCGAAGTCTAAGTAAACGACATTGCCATCTCTGGTTAGAGTTTCTAGTTTAGACGTAGATGCTCCGTTAGCCAGTGGGCTAGCACCTTGCACCTTTTGTTTGTCTAATACTTGTTTCATTTGCTTTGCATCCTTTGTTTTTCTTCTTCTAACCATTGAATCAACATAGTCACATATATCTCTCGTTCAAACGGGAACATTTCCTCTAACTCTTCCAAACTATACTTATGGTACTGCATAAGCGCAAAGTTTGTTTTGTAGTAGTTGTAAAGAGACTCATGACAAAGGTTTATTAAAAAAAACTGTTAAGACCCTCGATCACCTTTTCATGGTGATGCTTACAAACAGGGCAGTCGTACTGCACATCCTTGGACAGTTTTGGCATTGTTTCAAAGAACTGTTGAATCTTTTTAAACTGATCTTGGGTTAAATTTTCCAAGAACTCTTGCAACTCTGCTTCGGTTTGATCTTTGGCATAATGCAACTCGTCACCATCATAGATCAAGTCGATAGAACTTGTAATAACTTTAAACACTGAATCGGCATCTGCCTGATCCATACCTTCTAGATCTTTGATCATACTTAGGGATGGATATCTCATTACCACACCCACGTCATCAAACAGCTGAATCTTTTTGGTGTGTCCTTCTGGAAAGTTTACCTGTAACTTAGACAAATCAAAGGTCAACTTAACTCTCGCCTTGGTATCTTCGTCTGGGCATACATCACAAGCAACTATGATTTCTACAACTTCACCAACAGACTTAGATCTAAGCTGAGCAAAGATATACTCGATATCAAATAGTGCCAGCGTTTCTACATCTAGTTCTGTTCGCACGCAGGACTTAATGATTTGCTTTAGTGTGTCCATCATTACAACTGGATCTTCACTTTGCTGGGCGATCAGTAGTGCCTTTTCTTCTTTAACTAAAAAGGCACGAAACTTAATCTCTTGTTTCGTTGAAGGTACTGTTGCGGTATATACTGCTGCATTCTGAATAGGTAATGCCATATGTCAAACTCCTTTGTTCATGTTGTCAATCAATTTGCTCAATTCCGCAGTGCTACCCACGAATATCGCATTATTATTTGTTACTTGTTTCGCTGCCTCGTTTTTACTCGGTGCGTCAAGTATTCGCTTTTTGCCATGCAGATCCATTAACTGATGGTTAATGTCTGCAAGCTGTTTCATTAAATTACCCACGACCTCAAAGGCACGTGGATGCTCTGAAGATTTTGCAACCTCCAGCGCATGGTTCAATGCATCTTGTCCCTGCTGTAGCAGGTTATGTAGATTACTTCTTGATTTATCATAATCATAATCTACTCTATCATCGGGAGGAAGAATCACTTCTCCACTCTTTGTAATGACTTCGCCTGTTACCTTTTCAACTGCTTCCAGGTCAAAGATCTCACTCATATTGTTGTCAATTTTCATAGCAATTAAAAACTTGGTCTTGGACGTGGTCTTGGTGTTTCGCTCGGTGTAGGATCTGCAAACATTGGTGGTGTTGGATCTGACATATATGTGTTAGTTGTTGTCATGGCTTGCGATGTATAATACGGCACTGGTGTTGAATTGTTTGCAGCGCCAGCTACCTTTTCTTGAGTGCGACCCCATGCTGCGATACCCAACACTGCGCCCATGGCCAAGTGAAATAATCCAGCACCCTGTAAGGTTAGCGGATTCCACTGAGTCACTGGTTGCTTTAGTCCTGATTGTAACAGTGCCCACAGCACAGGAAATATAATCATATCACACATACAAACAATCATGTACATCCAACCCATAGCTGGACGCCATTTCTTTTGCATCCAGTCTTCTTCTTTTTTTTCTACTACAACTTCTTCTGTCATGGTACTTCCTTAATTATTATTATTGTTATTAGAAATCGCCAAGAAAATCTTCTACAACACCTTCTTCAAAATTTAATGCATCTGGGAATATAGAATCCCCAACGCCAGTAAATATGTTTTGAGCATCACCAAATATCTGATCTTGGTATCCACCAAAATCGTTAAAGTATTCGTTTGGTATCTCAAAGGCAGAGTTTACCTGAGAGAATAAAGACCTAGTGCTAAAACCATCCATCTTCGAAAAGTCACTGCCCAAAGTATTGAACCTGTTGTTATCTTGAATTATGCTGCCCTGTGTTACATCAGATATAGTTGAGGATCTCCAGTACTTGTAGTTCATGGAGACGTTTACCTTTAGCGTTTCCTTTGCTGCATAATCCAATGTTACAGCTTGCATTTGTTTTGGGTAACACTCATATAATGAAACAAGATAAACTGATCTACCTTCGTTGTTAAGCATCATAATGTCAATGGTTGGTGCAGTATAATTATCGTAGTAATTCCAGTGGCGTGTGTTTGGGTCTGATATAGATTGAATCCAATTATCAAAAAATTCCTTGACGATAAAGTTAGAGTCGCAATAGAATCCAAAGTTTACATTACCGTAAAGGTTCTCGTAAGGAATCTCACGAACTTCACCATATGTTCTTACCTGAGCAGTGCTGATGTTTTGATCTGGTAGTTGAGTTTGATCACAGAACAAACGCATTAGTCGTAGCGAGTCATTGGCGTTATTAAAGTTAACACCCTTTGGTTGAGAAATAGTTACCATGAACTTGTTCGGGTTGGCCAAACCACGAGTCTTAACTTCTGTGATGAATTCTGATAGCATTAAATTTTTCCTAGTGAGTCTTGCCAGACTTGATTCTTGGTGGCACCGACAAATCTCTCAACTGGAAGAAGCATGGCCATTGACCAGTCCTTTGAATTGATTTTCACAAAAGGTGAACGAACATGAGCCGTTAAGTATTCTTTGACACAGGGTTTTGCCAGATTAAACCTAGCCACTCCGTTAAGTGTTGCCCATGACATACGTAACTTGGTGTTACCATCCATCTTGTCGTTATTACGAAACTGCTGTAGTCTGTCCAACAGCTTAATACGAATCGGATATGCCAAATAGTGCATATTCAATCCACGAAAACCATTTGGTGTTTTAGCAAAGGGAAACACCAGCGGAAACCTATCGTAGTAAGGTAACGTATCTTTGTGCTTTGGGTCATACATATACAGGTA